AACTACCAACTTCACGCCGACCACGGCTACTACCGGAATTGCCACAGCGTCTTCCGGCTGGTCTCTGACGTCAACTCAAGCCGTCAAGGTGGCTGGTACCACCACCGTCAACCTGGCATTCACCAGGACCGGGGCGGATATAGTCGGAGAAACTCCTACCGACACCAACCCCGGCAACATCCCAGACACTGCAATGTGCACCCTGTCGGCTACCTATCGGCCGAATGCGATCTATTCAACGGATCGTATGACGTTCCCGTTCAGTACGGGATCCGTTGGTGGCACGGCAGGGCTCGATCAGAGCACTGGCATAGTGTCTCTGCTCACCCTCAACACGTCCGGCCAGCTCAGAAGCACCCAGGTCGTTCGAATCACCATGACCTACCCTAGCTAGGAGATGCATTGACAGGCATTCGCTTTTACGACGACAACGACAGGTTCAACCTTCAGGTTAGCCTCCTAAGTGACGGAACCCTCGCTCTTGACCCGACCCTTGAGTCTGACATTGTCACCTACCTCAAGGGTCGATTCGCTCAAGTCCCTGGAGCCGGGACCGTACATGCGGCCAAAGTCACCGAAACCGTAAGCTACCTGTAGGGAGCACAAATGGATTACCCCGGCTACCGAGTTAGCGCACGCCCCATTGGGTCGGACCATCCGGACGAGATGATCTTTAGTCTCGGGCTGGACAACAGCCCAGCCTTCAACGCCGGTATCAAGCAGGCGATCAAGGACTACGTCAACTCTCTGCCGAACGTGGACTACAAGGCGTTCAACTTCTACGAGATCACTCAGACCAGTTTCTAAAGGAGGCCCGCAATGGAAGTTGTGCGCAAGATCCCAGACCAGCTCTCCGGCCTCGGCTCAGCAACGTCCGGGCAGTACATCCCTTCGGACAACATCTACGACTACGCCATTGCGGGCATCCCTTTCCTCTCCGCCATCACCGACAACCGGCCGCACACCAACCGCATGGCGCCGATCCGCAAGGAGCAGTTCGACAACTTCGCAGAGCCTGGTGAGCAGTCCCTTCAAGGCTGGTGGCTGCGCTCTCAGTCGACGTTCAACGGTGGAGCAGGGGTCCTTTACCAGGACCCCGACAACGACAACCAGTTCAACTACAGGTTTGCCAACTCGCTGGGCATCGATTGCTGGACCTCTGGTCAGCTCTCGCTTCTGCGCAACTCCGTGGCCTTCGGGTCTACCGCACTGCCGAACAACGTGGTCCGAGGCTACGTAACGGTCAGCGGCATCAACGCCTACTGGCAGATGGACCAGCACAACCTGGACAAGAAGACCGCTACGGTCACTTCGGCCATCATCGCCGGAGCTGCCGAAGATCTGCTTGACATGACCTCTACTGGGGCCACGTACATCGTGGCCAAGTCAACCGGAATCGTAAAGGGCGTAGACGGTGGAGCACCGACGACCATCTACAACGACGCCACTACGAATGCGATCATCGAGTTCGTGAAGGACCGGCTGATCTATTGCAAGAACAACCAGGTCTACCAGCTCCTGCTGTCTCCGGCTGGCCCTCCGGCCGCCCTGCCGACCGCTATCTACACCATGCAGGATCCAAGCTGGACCTGGCAGAGCATTACCGACGGACCTAGTGCTATCTACGTAGCTGGCAGCTCCGGCACTACCAGCCAGATCCACAAGTTCAATCCGACCATAGACTCTGGCGGCCTGCCAATCCTTCAGTGGCAGGGCGTTACGGCGACCATGCCTGCCGGTGAGATCATCAATACGATCTACTCGTATGTTGGCTCGTTCGTGGGTATCGCCACGAACAAGGGCTTCAGGGTCGGAGAGATCGATCAGAACGGAGACATCGCCTACGGGCCGCTGTCCATCGAGGTTACCGGCGGCTGCAAAGCTATCGTCGGCAACGACCGGTTCATGTGGACCGGCTCTACGAACCAGCACGACGGCTCCTCCGGGCTTTACAGGGTCGACCTGGGTAACCAGATCCAGGAGCAGACGACAAAGTCTGTACGGTACGCCTACGCCCGTGACATCTACGCTCAGAGCCAGGTGGCCAGGGTCGTATCGCTGACGATGTTCGGCAACTCGAACCGCAAGGTATTCGCCCTCAACCAAGTGGGCTCGTACCGAGAACAGGCCAGCGAACTGCTGCCTCAAGGCTTCCTGGATACCGGCCGCATCCGGTTCAACACCGAAGAGCCGAAGCTGTACAAGTTTTTCAACATGAGGGTTCCCACCCCTCTGGGTGGGAACGTGTCAGCATCCATACTGACCGAGGGTGGTGGCGTCATTCCGACAGTCACTTACAGCCCGACTCTCGGCGGAGGAACAAAGGACATCGGCATCAGCCAGCCGACCGGGCCCCAGAACTGGCTGGCCCTGCGGTTCACTCTGTTCCGTGGAGCTACGGACACCTCTATAGGAGGTGTCCTGAACGGCTGGCAGGTCAAGGCGCTGCCAGGATCCATCCGTCAGAGGATCATTACCCATCCGTTCCTGCTCTTCGACGAGGAGACAGACCGTGGTGGACAGGTGATCGGCTACGACGGCTACACGCAAGAACGTCTCTCCGCCTTCGAGGCCGTGGCCAGAGCTGGGGACGTTGTCCTATTCCAAGAACTGGCTGCGCAGCTAGTGACACAGGTGGTTATCGATGACTTCGAGTTCCAGCAGACAGGGCCTCCAGGTCCTGACGGCCCGAGCGGCGGTTACCTTACCGTCGTCATGCGAACTGTAGCCGAGAGTACGTAGGGGGAAACATGGATCCAGATTCCGTTATGCAGGTTGCGATCCCCCTCGTGGGGATCGTGAGCGGCTGGAGCATCGGGCGCAGGGGGCTGTCACGGCAGACCATCGACCTTCTCAGAATCCGAATCGAAACGGTGACCGAGGAGAACGAGGAGAAGAAGCTGGAGCTGACGGAGCTGAAGACCCGAGTCGAAGTGCTCGAAGGTCTGGTCACTCAGCGAGCTGCCGTGGAAGAGGTCAGGAACATCGTTGAGCGCATCGCTGATAGGGTAGGAGCATGACAACTCCCACATGGATTAAGCGGCCGGTCCTGGTAGTCACCAACGACAAGGAGCGTGACATCGTCACGCACGTACAGAAGGCCCTGGGATGGGCTGAAACAGGAGAGCTGGACGATGGGACCAAGTCCCATCTCCGAGGGCTTCAGAGCCTCTTCGGGCTGCCTGTGACGGGCATCCTGGACCTGGCAACGGCAGAGCAAGTAGAACGACTCCGTGAGTACGGGTCGGTGGAAGGATGATCAATGAAGGACTCAACAATCAGAACTGTCCGAACTGCGGTTCAGACACTGTTTGCCGTGTGTGCGGTGACTCCCCTCTTGCTCAACACCGCAGGCGTTGGGACCACCGTTGGCATTGGTTCTACTGTGGTCGCCGTGTGTGCGGGTGTAACCAGGCTGCATCAGATCCCGGCAGTCAACGAGCTGCTTAACAAGTATCTCAAGATTCCCAAGTAAGACAAACGGCCCGCCCCCAAAAGGGGCGGGCCTTCTTTGCGTTCCTATCCCAGCGACCTACCGCAGCCGTTACAGGACTGGTAGCCCTTGCCGTTGATCATCCCGCACTTGGTGCAGATCTTGTCAGCGGTCATATCTGCCTCCTAGTAGGCGAGAGACTTTCCGCAGGCCGCACAGTACGAGGCGTACGGATCGTTCGCAGCACCGCAACTGGTGCAGTACTTCGGTCCGGGCTCACTGGTCATCGTCGTCACACGAGCACTCGAAGTCATCGGGATTGACGGGAGTGACGCCCCGGCTTTCGGGGCACCAGGCGCAAAGCTCTACCCCGCTGACCTTAATCCATCGGTGCGTACCAGCCGGGGAGTTCTCGCATTCGATGTCCGGCCTCGGGCCAACGTCAGTCGCCTCCATGTAGGCGTGGGCGATGACCGCGTAGCCCGCCAGATCCAGGAACGAATCCCTCAAGGATTCGTTCTCGAAGGTCCCGGTTACGGGGTTCGTCAGCGACTGAATGCGCGTCATCTTAATGGCGGCCTGAGCCAGCATCACCTGAAGTGTAGGGATGCCAGCGACCTCGGCAGCCCTCTCGAAGTTGGAGAACTCCCCGGTCGGAGCGTAGTCCGAGTTCTTCGAGGCGAGCGTCTCTGCCAGATGGGCAGCGCTCGACTGAATGTAGCTGTTCGGGTCGCGGTCAGCCACGGCGGTTCTCCTGGTTGTTGTAGGGGTTCCAGTTGCCCTCGGCCTCCGGCTGGGCCTTCGGGTCGCCACCGTTCTCGGCAATCTGAAGGTCAAACTCCAGGGCCTTCTCTTCCGCCGACGCGTTCGGGTCGAACGTGGTCTCATTCCAGGTGCTCATCAGTCCCCCAGGATTCCGGTCGCGATGTACCAGGAGTTGTACTCGGTGCGCGGATTGGGGTTCTCGATGTGAAACTCGGTGTCGTCACCGATGTCCCGAGGATCGCAGCCCTGCCCTTCGGCGATGGAGTGAAGAGTGGCAATAGCTCCGGCCTCGGTGCGGTGGTGGGCCACAAACTCTTCGAGCTCGTAGGCCGAGTCGTTCGGCTTCCACTCGGAGATGACGATGTAGATCTCTTCGGGGTTGCTCATGTCTTCCAGTCCCTCTTCAATGGTCGGTGCGTGCTGGGGCTTGCGAGTAGAGCGGCCCCACTCGGGGGCCGCCCGGTAGCTCTTGCTCACTTCTTGATCCGGTCCACAATCGCCTGAGCGCCGTACTTCAGGAACGTGGAGTTCACATCCTCGCCCTTCGGTAGCCGGACCTTGATGACCGGCATGGACAGCTTATCACGCAGGCGATCGTACATCTTCTCACCCGACTCGTCCGCGTCGGCAAAGACATACAGGCGAGACAAGTCCTCGAAGACGTTGGCCCAATGATCCCACCAGTTGCTGGCACCCGGAATAGCGACAGCCGGGATGCCGATCTGGCGGAGAACGAGGGAGTCAAGCTCTCCTTCGGTCACCCCGATCCAGTCGGTAGCATCATCGAAGGACCGGACGCCGTACAGCGTAGTCTCTTGGTTCTTGGGCTTGAGGTACTTGCCGTGCCCCAGCTCCTTGCAGGAATGGTCCTGCATGCAGCGGAAGGACATTGCCACCGGCCCGAAGTCGGTGATGTACGGGATCGACAGGCGACCATCGTACTGTTCGTGAACGGCCGGAGGGTTACGAACTACCCCAAGTCCTTCGAACCGTGCGTGATCCAGATCGATTCCGCGTGCCTCCAGCCATTCGGCTGCTTCGGGAAGATGGCTTGCGTACTGAAACGCCGTACTCTCCAGCAATTTCCGCTGCTCTTTCGAGAGCTGAGCCATAGTCCAGGTTCTCCTTGTTCATGACGATCTGGATTGCATTGCCGCCAGGGCAGTCCGAGGCGTGGCAGTTAAACCAGCCGTCGGCAGTATTGACAGTAGCCGACGGCGTCGACTCCTGATGGAACGCGCACCTGATGGGGCGCGGCCCCAGGTCCTCGGTAATGCAGTCGTCAAAGTGGTAGTACACCAGCACCGGGATCAGGTACTCCGGATACTGGGGCAACTCCTCGTGGGAGTTGCTGCGCCTCACCACAGCCGCCTTCGCTTGACCTCGGTGTCGATGATCTGCATGACGCGCTGGATCATCTGAGCCTCGGGGCTGTCGCCGTAGACGATCCAGTCGTCTCCGTAGTATGCCTCGTCATAGACGATGCCGTGCAGGGCCGACAGCTCCTCGTCCGTGAAGTCCATCACTCCGCCTCTTCTTCCTTGATGACATCGATCAGTGCCGCGCTGAGCCGCTTGGTGAACTGAAGATCTGCCAGGTTGGCATCGACGTCCAGGATGAACGCCAGGAGATCGCGCTCATGGACGGTCTGAGCCAGCCCGTAGGCCAGCTCCGACAGGTCCACGCAGACTTCGATGTTCGCCTTACTCATTGGGCTTCACCTTTCCGATGACTCTGAATGCGGGTGGCGCAACCAGGTAGCTAACGATCCTGGCTGCTGCGTAGTCGTCGTCCCTCAAGTGGCCAAGGATCTTGTTGCACGTGGTGCACAACAGACCCCTGACGAATCCCGACTGGTGGTCGTGGTCTACGGCCAGCTTCTTGCTGATTCCCTTGGCTCGCTGGCAGATGAAGCAGGAGCCGCCCTGAGCGGCGTATAGGGCCTCGTATTGCTCCGAGGTAATCCCGTAGGTCTTGAGGATCCAACGGCCGTGAGCGGCCTGCCTAGTAGCCTTCTTGCGCTCTCGATGGCACGTAGCACACCGGGGACCGGGGGCCGTCACCTTTCGGGTGACGGACCCACAGCCCTTGCATGGCTTACTGGTCATCGATCGAGATCGCGTAGTCCCACCGAGACATGATCCCCTGAAGGGCCACGTCAATGGCCTCTCGGACCTCGTCCTTCTGGTCCTCGTCGAGCCCTACCACGATCATGACGGACACTCTAGTTCTCACTTCACGCCCTTCTGGTGTCGATGACAAAAGCCTGTCGGCTTGCCGTGCATGGAGTATCCCTGCCGACGCTCAACGGTGCTCTTGTCCCTGTTCAGCCCACAGATACAGGCAGGCTTGAGGTTCGGATAGCGGTCCTCTTCCGGCATCCTAGCTCCCGTGCTTCAGGCACGGGATACTCCCGTTGCAGATCGGGCAGGTGTTCGGGCCCATCAGACTTGAACCTTTCCGTTTCCCTTGCAGGTGTCGCACGTCTCGATGACGTGTTCGATGATCGGATTCCCGTGGCCGTCGTAGGCGGCGTGGGGATAGCTGAACTGGCCGGAGCCCTGGCAGGTGGGACAGGGGATCTCAGGCATTGACCTTCACCCCGCAGCTACCGCACTGGTAGACGAATCGCCCGGACTCCCAAGCTCCCTGCATCGGCTGTCCACAGTGTGTCATCGGTCCTCTTCCTTTGACTCGATCACGTTGACCGTGATCTCCGAACGCCTGAGATTCTTGTACAGAACCATGTCGATGTCGTGAGCGTCAAGACCTTCCTCTAGCCCCTCGATCGTCATGAGCACCTCGTACGTTGCGTACATCACGTCTCCCTGAAGCCGCCGCAGTTGATACATTCCAGGCCGTACTTGCCGTTGCGCCATCCGGGCACGAGGCAAGGCTTGTTACAGCACATCAGAACCACCCCTTGATCTTTCCGTGGCAGACCAAGGCTACCAGCAGAAGGATGGCCACAAGCCCCAGCCATCCGAACAGAAACGCTTCCCTCATCACCACTCCTTGTCGTCGTCATCGAGCTTGGTCGAATCGAACATCATGGCCTGCTCTTCCTTCTCTTCGATGAAGCAAGTAGCGGGGTTCGCGGACATCGTGAAGTACTTCCGGCCCATCGCATCCTGGGGGCCGAACCGGTTCTTCACCGTAGCCACGTCAAGCGTTCCAGCGTGAGAGTCACCCCACAGCGTGAGAATGAGTGTCGGTAGCTGGTTAGCCTTTCCCATGATCGCACTTCGAGGCGGAGGAGAACCCCCCTTCGCTGACTCTGAAGTGTGATGCACAACCGTGACCGCTGTCTCTTGTTCACGTGCCATGTCCTTCAGCTCCGCCATGAGGGCCCAGTAGTTCTGTTCACCGGCCCCTTCATAGTCGATGTCCATCATGATGTCGATGACGGTGTGATGCGGGTATGTGCCCTTCAGCGTGCGGTACGCCTCCGCCTCTGCCCACATGTGCTCAAGGGTAGGAGAGGACTTGAACGACCAGCGTACATGCTGGTAGCCCTTCAGCGCCTCGTACGCAACCTTGGTTTGCATCATGACTTCGGACTCGGCCTCGGAGGTCTGAATGTTCTGGTGCATGGCGAGCGCCCGGCTCGCCATGGTGAAGTCATCAGAGTCCGAAGAGTGGTACAGCGTCGGTACGTCAGGCCCCATTCGCCTGACGATGTTCATCGTCAGCACGGTCTTCATGGAGCCGGGGGGACCGGCAATCATAGCGATGCCGCCACGCCTGAAGTGCATCTTGTTGGCGCCGAAGACAGGCCACGGATCCGGCAGGGGCTCGCCTGCCGAGACTCCGCGTCGCACTGTTCTGTGAAGTGTCCTCACTTGCCCTCGTTCATCTCGGTAACTTCCTCGCACGGCTTGCACACCAGGTACCAGACGCCAGGCTGTATCTCGTGCAGGTCGCAGATGCTTGCCCGCTCGCCGCAGACATCGCACTCGGCTTCATCCCTGAATGTGATCACTGGTCGTACACCCCCTGATCAATCAACTGGTTGATCATCTCGTCCGGCGTGCCGCCGTTGGCGTACCCCAGATTCTTGATGACCTCTCGCCACTCATAGGGACTGGCGATGACAGCGATCGTTCCGGGCGTCAGGTCCATCACGATCTGGTTCTTGGCGTGAATCTTCCTGGCTTCCATCAGATCTCCAAATTTCCTGTGGATTTGTACAGGTTTGCGTGGGTCAACCTGGATTCGAACCAGGACTGGCCACCCTTATCGGGGAGTCTCTGCCATTGGACTACTGACCCTACAGCCGGGCCCCATGAAGGGCCCGGCCTTGAGCTGCTACTTGCCTGCCTGCATCTTGATCGCGTACTTGTAGGGCTTGACCTGCGTGGTCAGGAGCTTGCGGCTGTACTTGGTGCCCTCGATCGCAGCGGCGCCGGACTCCAGCATCGCGTCCTTGAACTTGTCCATCTGGTCACCAGCCCCGAGGTCCCACGTCGCATCGTAAGGCTCGAAGGTCTCGTCCTTCTCGCCGTTCTTCAGCTTCTTGGCCACGACCTTGACCGGCACGTGGATGTCGGCGTTGGGCTGGAAGGCACCGTGGTAGTCCGACTCGTCGAAGCCCGGCATCTGCGGAACAACCTTCCACTTGCTGTCCTCGGAAGGCTGGACCAGCCACTTGTTGTACTTCTTGCCGTCCACCTCAACCTGCTGGGGGACCTTCTTGATCTCGCCGGTCTGAACCATCAGGAGGGTCTCGCCCTCCTGGCCAGCCCTCACGAAAGAGCCGGAGCCGCCGGACTTGCCGCCGAACAGGTCATCGTACGTTGCCATGCTTGTCTCTCCTAGAAAAAGTCGGGATCGATGTCGAGCTTAGCAGAAGGCTTCTCAGTCTCCCACGGCTTAGGCTTGGCGCCCTTGGGGGGCGCTGTC